GATGAGAGCATCATTGCGCCAGCGCGGGCAAGACTAGCTTACCCCGCAACCGGGCGACGTGACTGGGCACCCCCGCTCAAGAATAGGGGGCCAGCCACGTGCCAGGAGTACGGTTAGTGAAGACACCAGAGCAGAGTGGTCACGCTGCCTTTGTGGAATTCCTCTATCAAGGAGCTGGTTGCCCGTAGCCATTATGGGACAACCACCGTAGCCATAGGATACCGCTTTTCAGACGCCCTGCCGGACAAGAGGGCTGCCCTACTGATTGCTTCATGTCTGCAGGGCCGGGGCTTTCACCGCAAGACTTCGCGGCAGCGTTTTCCCAGCCATGATATCCCCGTCGTACACGCGCTGCGCAACGTGCACACGTCCCCACGCTTCGGCCAAGCCCCCTGCTGTGCAGGGTGGGGGGCCCCCCCCCCAGGAACGCAGACCCTGTTCCCGCTCGTGCTACTAATGTAGGCCAACAGCGTTGAGGCCCGACGCAGTGGTGTGGAGTCGCCAAAACCCCATCATATCTACACCCCTGCGCCCTGGACCCTGAGCTCATCACATTTCAGTTATTACTAAGATACTTACCCACTCGTATTTACATGTGGTGCCTCAGGCTAACGCGCTCAGCGCTCCGCCTGAAGTCCCGTGAATTAGCGTGCAGGAGCCCTCCGGGAAGGGCGGGTAGGAGAATTAGGAGGGGGGGCTAGCGCCTCAGCGCCATCCTGCGCGCCACCAGGTGTCCCTGGCGGGCCCGGGCTTGCCAGCTGGCCGGGAGGCTTTCCCCTTGCCCGCTGTAGCCCCTTTGGCGCCCTTAGACTTTCCCTCTCCTTTAGCCTTCCCGCCTCGAAGAGGCCCTGCTGCTGTGTCCGATCCGCCCTCCTTGCCGGCGGCTCGAGTGGGTTTCGCACTCGCGTACTTGCGAGCCAGTTGGACCGTTTCTGTAGAGTCTGCTAGCAATTTTTCGCTACGGTACATTTCTGCGACCTTCGCCAGGTTGCCTGAGGCGTACATGGTCAACGGCTCTAAAATGCAGCCGATGTCCAGCTCTTGCCACAGGAGCATAGGGTCGCTTATGTGTTGATCCGTGATCTCCACTGACATGGTGGTGGTGTCAAAGGCTCGCAGTGACTCCGCCACCGCTTCCTTAGGTTGGAGAGCGAGGTCAGGTAATTCGCTCCTCCATGCTGCCACACACGTCCTCATGACCCGCTCCCGCGACACGCTGGCAAGCAGGTCGTGAGCCTGCTCTCGCATGACGCCGCAGTGGTCATAAGTGGTTGCAGACACCTCTTCGATCTGCTTCTTTTCAGGATCTCTATCTCCGTAGGTTGTCTCGTAAGTGTATGCTGCGTTCTTGCCTAGCAGGCGCTCCAGGTTGTCGTAGCAATAGTCCCCGTGAGAGAGGAATAACCCGCGAACGCCTAATGACTCATGATTGATGATCGCTAACGCGTAGAATTTCGTCAGCGCGAGGCTCCAGAACTTTGCATCCCTCACCACGTCTTGCGGTGTGCCGTGCTCATCGTATGTCAGCGTATGCTGAGAGCTGATTGTGCAGTGGGGAAGCTTCCGGATGGCCTTCAGAACCTTAGGGACTATAACAGCGACTTCATACTCGTCCGATTTGCCACTAGGGAGTGACGTCCATGCGGACAGCATCTCGAAGACACTGTTGTGGCCGACCATATCCATTTCGTCGGCTGTGAGAGCGGGCTCAAATATGAACCCCGTCGTTCTGCTGAGAACTGATGTGTACTTCATGACGGTCTCCCTGACGCTAAGCCCGCTCCATGGCGGGATGATGGCGTGACCCTGGTCGTCACCCTCGTACAAGCCCAGGTGAGGCGTGAATACCTTCTCCTCGGGTAGCTCTTCCACCTTAGTCTTCGTGTCGGCCACCATGAGAGGGCTGAGCGGCGCCCATTCCACTATCTCTGCCACATGAGGGAGGGGGTGGAGGTTCCAGGCAGGATGCTCAGAGCGTAGCCCGTTGAGCTCCGAAAACATCCACTTTTGGTAAGCCAACTCTCCATAGATGGCCAACACCGAGGCCCCGTTCTCCACTGTCGACTCCATTCGGTTAACAAAGGACGTGGGGCCTATCCCCGACAGCAAAAATGCCAGCGCGGGAGTCAGCTGAACCGTCCAATATTTCAAGTTCAGGCAGCCGGTGGGGAAGGCTTCTGGTGTGAATGCCTCATTAGGGTTGTACACGTAGGCGCGTGAGACAACAACGTGCTCGAAGATCTCATTCATCCGGGCTAAGTATCGCACGCACTTCTTCCACACTGGTTCCCTAAAGCAGGAATCATTCTTGCTCTTGTCCGTCCCAAAGACTATTCCGCCCTTTGGAACGGCCCTCAGGAACTCCGCAAACCTGATGCGCTTGGTGTCCTCGGTAAGCCCTTTCAGGTTGGTGTGGTTGAAGTTAATCGCGTGCATAGCCTCCAGTGCCTTTATCAGCGGTGACGTGCGAGCCTGGTGCAGGGCTTCCGTGCCGCAGACTCCTGGGCAAACGGTGGCACGGGCTCGCGAGCTGTCCTCTCCTTTCTTCAGGTTGGCAGTGGCCTTGAGTTTCTGCATGGCTTCACAGGTGGCTCGTGTCTCCCTCAGCATCTGGGTGAGAGCATTGTCCTGGGTGAAGAACGTTTCGTCCGCCAGCTGCGCGTCCAACGCCGCCTCGTATCGCTCCGCTGAGTAAGCGCACGGGCGGCCGTCGTCAAGAAAGTCGAAGTCGAGCCGCTGGTCGCGCGCGCTTAACAGGGCTGCAAACCTGGCGCTGTGCATGCTGATGATGTCTTCCCAGACCCGCTCATGCTCAGGGGTCAACTGCGCCTTCTTGCTGCGGTCCAGGTGGATGATGTACTCGTCGGGCGTGCCCTCCGCCACCACAGATGTGCTATTGCCCATGTGGCGGTACACTGCCCCAACGAAGTTCAGCGGGTTCTTGTGGTCGTTCGGCGGGGGCTTGCCTAGCAAGTCTACCCCCACCTGAACTGCGCCCACTATGTCCTTCTTCTCGCTGAGCTCATATTCCACCAGCTCTGCCGTCTCCACCATGACTATGTGCTCGTCTAGCTCGCCCTTCATCTCGGGAGCCGGCACAGCCAGCACGATGCCCTCAACCGGGTGACCCGCTTCTTTCTTAGCCTCCGCTAGCTGCTCAACCGCCTCTTCCAGCTTGCTTGCAGCAAAGAAGTCCGAGAATACAGTTTGTGTCCCGGAGTACCCGGTCACGCTGCAATGGTCCTTCCCGGTACTCCCCGTGTCCAGCATGACAGCCATGGTAACCAAATTGGTGATGGTTTCCAGATAGGCGTGCACGGACTGGTCCACGTTCCGGCTGATGATCCGCCGTAGCTTGCGTTGGGCCATCTGCATGTGCAAGTTCTTGGCCGGCTTATCCTCTCCGATCAGCCGGTCTGCAGTGTCGATGCATGACACGAATAAGTCGGTCGGTAGCATCACATCCATGACATACAGATCTTTGGCCCCACTGGGGTTGGCCCTCCGCATCAGGTCCTTGGCAAAGTTGACTAGCGGGTTCACATACGGCGTAATCGCCGCCCAATTGCAGAAGTCGCATTGGTTCCGAACCATCTGCTGTGGGCCTATGTTCCGCCACCTGTCAAAATGTGCGCGCACCTGGAGGGCATTGCCCAGTAGGCCCAGCGGGTGCACTATCCGCCACTCGCCGAGCCGCCTGCCGTCCTCGAACCTCATCCCCAGCCACTCACACCGGGGGGGGTCATTCAAGAAGAAGGGGTCTACATCACTGCCTATAGAGTCGTCGTCGTCGCTGGAATCAGAGTCTGGTCGAGGCCCACATGCGGATCCAGGATAAGGTTCCGCCCCTGTGTCCCTGCGCTGCCTGCGCGTGCCAGCCACTCTTGTTGACACATCAGAGTCGCTCTCGCTCTCATAAGTCGCCTCCTCCCCAGCCGGAAGGGGTGCTTCCGGTGCAAGGTCGTCCCCACCCAGGGTTTCAAACCCTTCGATTGTAGCGGTGGTAGGAACTGGAATCGTCAGCCTCAAGTGAACAGCCCCGACGTCCTGGTGCCGGGGAATTGCGCCGTTCAAGGCCTGCGATGTCTGACTTGCACGCTTAAGGAGGTTAGCGACGTCCCTTTCGATCCTCATCAATCTCGGATCCAAACTGGTCTTTGTCACTTGCAGTTGCTGGGGGGACAGCACAGGAACTGGGCCGGGTGCCCCGTCGTTCCTGTACCGGTAGCCTCGTTCCTTCGCAATCCGTGTTGCCATAGGTGACGAAACGCTCTCGATGATGTTGTGCACAGAGGCGTCTGCCCCCCGTGCCACCCGAGTGATACTGGACTCTCCCACTGACGTGAGAACTCCTGATATCGCGTTCGCCACCGCTCCTGCTGCTGTCGGTACTCCAGCAGCCATGTTGTGGATTGCGAGGGAACCTCCCCCCTGATTGGTTTGGTAGCAAGGCGCTCGGCGCCAGAGTGTTGCAGGCCGTAAAATCCTGCACTACCAGTATGCCCAAGTCCGACTTGAG